ATCTTCTGGTCCAATAATATTCTTAACAGCAATAAGCGAGATACGATCTAAGTCAACTACTGGAGATACTTTTGAGTTCTCGCTCTCCATAGTAATTCTTATCTTTATATTCGAATTATTTGTAATTGGTGTAGTAGTAGAAATATAATGGTTTTCGTTTGGAACAATTATTTCATAACTTGATCCACCATCAACTGAAATTTCGTATAGTACTTCTGTTTCTGGATGTTCGATAAAGTCAGTGTTCAACTGAATTTGTGAGAACTCAAGTGGACCATCACTTTCGTCAGTTACAGCAGAACTAATTCCACTTGCTTCCAATATAATATGTCCAGATGTCTGATAGTCTGCTCTTCGAACAACCATCTTAAAGTCTTTCATTTGGTCAGGTGTCCAAGTCGAAGCATTCTGAGATTTGAATGATACACCTAAGAATGGGTTCTTTGAAATATATTCACCAGTTGTAACATCATCTTTACCTACTTCAGATAACCATTGACGATAGTGTGATGAATTTGATTCAGTAACAATAGCATATTCAGTACCATATTGAAGATATAGAGGAGAGTCAAACTCAAACGTTGTTGCAGCAGTTGCATCTGCGCTTGTTGCTACTTCGTTTGGTTGTTTTATCACATCGCTTAACGGGACACGGCGTTGAGTAGGCATACCGTTTTCAACTTCAACTAGATACATTTTAATTGGAACATTCTTAGTAGATACGTGACTAAAATATAGATCTACTGAATGAATGAAAATACCAGTTGGATTTTCTCCAATAATAAATGATTGTGCTAATGGATCATACCACTGTGTACGAGTAACACCGGTTGAAGACTGGATTCGAGAGTGAGTAATACGTTGATCTTGTCTAACAACTGTTCGTGTAGTAATAAGAGTTCTTTGCTTAGTTTGAACTTTACCTTGAGCAGTATATACTGCATCTGCGCTTGTAGTAGCTGCAGGATCAGTAGCAGTTTTACCATCAGATAGAATAACCTTTCTTTCACCAGCTGAAAATTGATGCTCTGAATTATTTGGTATAACAAACCAACCATACACCTCACCCTTATTATCAGTAACAATATCACCGCCACTACCTGCAATTGATGTATTAGATTGATTATGATAAACTCGCACTGAAGCATTTTCAGACCATTCTTTATAATCACCTTCTACAACACCAGTAGCATATTTTGTAATATCTTCACCATCAAAAAATACCTTTAGCTTTGTATTAGGTTTGAATAACTTACCCTTAAAGTAAACTTTACGAGCACGAATAAATGGTACAAAACTTACATCAATTACACGATCATCTTTTTGGCGAGTAACGCTATTTATTCTAGCAGTAGTTCTAATTCCTGTTCGCACCTGTTTTGATTCAGTAGTAGTAGTAGTAACTCTACGAACCCAACCTCTACCGGGACCTCGGCCCCAAGGAATTCCAGTGCGGTCTCTTCGTTCTTTAGTAGTTCGTGTTACAGGTCGACCCGTCCATGTAGTTTGCCAAGAATTCCATCGTGTACCCATTTGATTAACACGATTAACTTCTGCTCTTAAGTCAGAAAGACTTCCGCCAACTTCGTTTACAATATTTGGCGCTCTTCGAGTTTCCATCCACTCGTCAGATGACGGAGAAAGTTTGAAAGAACCTAACCAAGTTGCAACATCATAAGGATTAACACTGATTGATACTGCAGCTTTTTGCTGATCAATCCATGCTGGACCAGTTGAATACGAAAGAGTAGCAATTCCATCATTAATCGATACATTATTAGTATCTTGACTATTGCCAGTTTGTGTAAATGGGATGCTGCGTGTTTCGAAATACGGTCGAAGAATTGGATCTTCCGAATCCATTGAACAATTATAATGCGAATCAAATATATTTCCTACATCGTGACCAGCAAAACTATCAACAATAATTCCGTTCTTAAACCTATCGTATGGGTTACCAGAAGATGTTTCAAATATTTGCTTACCGTTAGCTTCTCTTTCAAGTAACGATAGAGTAGTATAATATTCTAGATTATTTACTCGCGAATTAATATTACCGATATCTCGCATTGTGTATCTACGATTATCGATAAAACTTGTTTCGATCATGGTATGGCAAAACGTATATGCCGGAACATGGAGAGTATAGAGGTGCATCGCTGTTGATGGAATACTCGGCTCTTCAGGAACTACGTTTGGAATACCTTCAATAAGTTTAAATTCACTTTCACGAGTAACAACTAGTTTATCAACACGAGAAAGATAATATTGGATTTGAGCGTCTATAGTACTATTAGGATCTAAGTGTGTACCAGCATCACCACCACCGAGTTTAGCTCTAAAGTCAAGAGCATCAGAAAGTCGAATATCTTTATACGATGGAATCTCTGGATAATCAACTGAATACGAATCAACCGAGAAGTAATCTCCTCCTGCGTGTGCAAAATATGTATAAGATATTTTAAGACCACCCGTATTTTGACCAGAAGCAGTTATTCCAGGACCAATGTATTTAACCTTTCCTTTCTTATAACAGCCATCTCTTTGACCATTATCAAGAATAAAAAGTTCCGTATCAATAGGATTTCCAGCAAAATCTTGAGCCGATGTTATTGCAATAATATCATGATTAGCTAATTCAATCTCGGTGTTTGTATTAACAGTGGTATTATCTCCCGACAACACTTCGTCTGTAATAGATGTAAGAGCTTTTGCCTTTTTAGTTAAGCTTGTACGATATGATGCTATAACCGACACTGTGCCGTTGGTATCAATACCAGAGCTCGTAAGTGTTACTTGATTATTATTTGTTTCTTCGTTGCGCACCGCTTGACTCACCGCTTTTATATTACCGCTAGCATCAATTATGATATATGAATCAGTACCGAATTCTTCGAATCTATCAGGACTAGTTAGCTGAAGTACTACTGTAGTTGCTGTTGGAGATTGAGGAGTAAATACTTTTCTTGCAGTAAACTCGATTTCTTCAGATTGGTTTTTAACCGACTTAATAAAATCAGCTGGAAGTTTATAAATTGATTTATTGTATTGTGGATCATATAGACCAACACCATCAGTAGTATCTATTGTAAAACTAAATGCTCCACTTGTAATTGTAGTTGCTCCTGTTAAAGAAGTATAAGAACCAGCAAATTGAATATCATAAACATACAACCTATATTGCGATCCGTTTCTTTCAATTGAACGCACTCTACATGTAGCAAAAGTATTAGATCCACCTGTATCTGTAATATCATATACTGTATCTACATCAAATGAAGGTGCTCCAGTAAACACAGTACCTAAAAGATATGAACCAAGATTAGCGTTACTATACGTTTGTTGAAACTCTGAAGTCGTACGGGCTTTTCTTCCTACAACATTAATTTTTTCGGGTTCAGCAATTCGATAACCATCGACGTATGCTACAGATGGTTCAACACCTACTACAAAACGTGATTCACCAAATTTGATTCTATCTGCTTCTGATTTCTCGGATAATTGACCAGCAGCTACCCCAGAAATATCATTAGCAGGAATAACGACATCGCTATCAAGCATTTGCTCTGCGCTATATACCCCACGACCACATTTAGAATCGTCTGTAGTATCATTATAGAATCCAGTAATATCAATAAGATACGGGTCTAATGTATAGTCTCCGCTTTCTTCTCGTGTACGTTCAGCTAATACGTCTGTAATTCCGCTAAATTCTGGTCGAGCAACTTGAACAACTGCGCTATCATCAACTTCTAAAAGAGATAGCGTATCACCTACAGGCGTATTATAACCAAAAATCTTTTCATGACCATCAATAAAGAGTTCGTCATTATCTGAAACATCTTTACTTAAGATTGACAATTGAAGATCAATCGTATAACGATCTGCACCTGGTGCAGTTTCATTTGGATAACCAGCAGCGTTATCAAGTAAGGATCTATCCATTTGGTAGTTTACAATAGTTTCAACTACTTTAAAAACAAGTTTAGCATTAATAAGGTAATCGTCTGCAGGAACCTTTGCGTAAATATCTTGATCTTCAGCATAAACAAATTGACCTTTAACAAAGAATACACCTTCTTCGGATTTTGCATGAATAGCTTTACCAGTATCGACTACAGTACCGAAATTTGTTCCAGCCGCATATTGAGTTTGCAACTCAGTTTCAACAAGATTAGCTAATTCTACAACCTGTGAAGGACTTGCTAAATGATCAAACTCTTGTACATTATCGCCGTTATCATCTTGTACCGAGTTAAGATACTTGATAAAAAATCTAAATCTATTTGTTTCTGGAAGAGCTTGATAGTGCAATACCTCAGCATTAATAAAAGGCTGAGGACTTACTGCAGGATTATAATCAAGTCGAATTTCATTAACAAGGTTTAAATACGGAACCAATCCAGTAATAAGTGCTGGATCTATATCTAAATCGACATAACTTATAGAACGATCTAGTGTTGCTTCTGTAGCTAATTCGGGAACTGGACCTTCTTTAAAAACACCTCTACCAACTTTGTCAATTTGATTTTGTAGAATAGACTGCATCTGGTTAAGTTCGCGCACTTGTACGCTAACACCAGGTTTAAAAAGAATCCGAAGAAAGTTCTTTTCCTCAGCCGTCTTATTATTAAAATTAATGTCTTCTACCGCAAAATCGTCGACATATGGTGGGACTTGATAAGTTTTTATGGCCATTAGAATTGAATAACAAGTTTTACTTCATCAGTTTGATTATAGTTTCTATTTATAGGCTTTCTATTCTCATAAAAAATAACTTCACCTGTTTGTGGTAAGTACTCAGGATCTTCACAGCTAAGAACCGGATATTCTTCATTGTCCCAGAAACCCGCTATACTTGTAATTTTTACTTTTCTATCTTCTCCTTCTGTAGGTGAAAACTTTTTAAAGTTAACAAGAGGTGAACTATTTTGGTGATAATATAATCTTTCATTTACATTATCCGCATAGTCTAACCATGCTTTTGCTCCGGTACCTTCTTGTTCAATAATAAAATCTCGGCCGATATAATCTCTTTGTAAAGAAGAAGCTGTAAGTGTTAGATACTTTAATGCGTCATACGCTTCTTCACTTGTATAGAAGCCTTCGTTAGTATCGTCGTCATTATCCGTTAAAGATGTTACAGCTGGGTTTCTTTCAGGATTTTTTACTAAACTAATCTGACGAATATCAACGTTGTAACCAACTGGTGCTTCTCCATCAACTTCACCAATAAAATCGACTGCAATACCAGCATAATAAGAAGGAAGATCATTGTCAGGATATTTTCCTAAACCTTCATATGGTAAAACATATGGTATAATATCAATATCTTCATTAATAACCTCATTACCCGTTGCACCGACTTTTACTAAAATAGAAGCAGATAAAAAGTCTTTTACCCAAGCCGCATCGTTATTACCATCTAACTTATATTTGATCGATTCAATACCATTAGGACCGAATGTTACATTAAACTGAGGTTCAGTTGTATTATTCTCGTGTATTACTACGTCAGTTCGTGGTTCAATTGCTCCACCAGGACCGCCATCACGATTTGTACCAACTATTTTTATTACACAATTGTCAGAGGTAACACTTGCTCCTCCTCCATTAATAACTTTAAAATCATAAATTAAACCACCAGTGGCATTATATGGTTCTTCAATTCCAGGCGTAGGATATGTATAATTTACAAACTGATCTGTGTAAAATTTAGAATCTTCATCTAAAGATGTTACATACGCCCAAACATAACCTTCACCATTAGAAAGCCTTTGCGGTGTGTGATAACTTAGTTCTGGTGCACCTGCTCCAGATGGAATAGCTGTAGTTGATTCCATGATCTCTCCGTTGCTATCAACATTAGAAAGACACATATAGATTCTATCATTAGAAGTAACATAGCATGGATAATGTGCAACACCATCGATTGTTTCGTAATCAAAACATCTTGGATCGGTTGGATCGTATACCTTATAGATACGATTGAATGCCCAATTGTTTCTCGGGATAACGTTAAAAACCTCTGCTGACTTTGTTCTTACTAGAACCATAAGATTCTCTAACACGTCGTTCTTATTAACAATTGTGTCAGTTGGTAAAGGAGCAGAAAATTGTCTGCTATATTCAGTTACCTGATTGCCTTCAGCATCAGCTGTATCAGACCAACTATCTGTCTTACCTAATCCAATAAAGTAGTCATCTACCGTTGAAGTTTTAATATCATTAGTAAAAATCTTTCGGGAGTTTTTTCTAAATTCTGATGTAATTATTGCTGCCATAATCTTATTTATATAAGTTGTAAATAGTTAATATCTTTAAACGAGATTAAAATAATCTGGTATCATTAGTACCAACCATGTTTGTTTTGAAGTGACGGGCCGAATACGATGAACATCACCAGTATTAAATTCAATTGCTCCATATTTGGGAACTTGGACTATTCCGTCTTTAAATTCTATTGAATTGCCACTTGTTAATGCGATTGAAAAGAACTTTCCAATTGTATTTTCTTTCCAATAATCGATATCGCTCCACTCTAAAAAGTCACCGCTTTGTAATTGCATAAATGATGAAACAAGAACTTTGTCTTTTAGTCCTATTGTTTCTGCTAAATCTTCAATAGCATTAAATAGCTCATTATTTTTAGCTACTGCTCGTGAGCTTATAAACTCATAATCAGAAAGAGTTTCTAAGTTATCGTGTATGTGTGATTCGCGTCTATCGATACCTTCGATTCTTTTAAAGCCTAAACTATTTGCATGACTTAAAATAGTATTAACTTTTGTTTTAATGTTTGTAAATGTATGTTGTTGTCTATTCATGATCTTAAAATATGATTACTAAACTGTATCTTTTAGAAGTAACTGGTGGAACCCAATGAACTGGTTTCATTCCTTCAAAATGATAGCCATATCCCTTTTTATCTTTAAATACTTTAATTTTTTCTTCTTTCTCTGCTTCGTTGATATTTATATTATTATGATAAACTTCTTTATCTCCAAAAATTAAACAATTATCAGGATCTGTTTGTAATGGAACACAAATTGTGTGAAAAGCCATGTTGTTGTCAACATGCGGAGGAATAAATGCTCCTATATCATACTTATTGATTTGCACCTCAACCGGAGCAAATTCCTTAAACATTAAATCTCTAAAATATTTTTTCCATAGAGGCACTAAACTTTTACGGCTTATCTCAGCCGCGTAATATTTTCCTACGTCACCATCAACTCCGCGATTTATATATTCTTTGCTTCTATCACGAAATATGTTTGGCCTTTTTTCTGAATATTCAACTATTTCATTACATACTTCTTCAGATAAGAAGTTTGGATAAACATGTAAAAGATCAGAAATTTCATTCAAATGATTCATACAATAAATCCGTTGTTATTTTCTCATATAATCCTCCATCATACAAACGGTCGATATCTTCTTGTTCTTGTTCTTTAGACACGTAATTCCACAAAGTGTCGTTTTGATAAGCCAATTTATATCGTTCATTTATCAATCTGCGATTAGCTATAAAGTTTTTTACTTCATTAAACTTATCTATAGCAGCACCTGACATATTTTGTGTTTCAATAATTTGACTCAATACATCAATAATTGCATTTAATTCATGGTGTGTTTGATATACATCTGTAATAGATTTTCCGCAAGTCGCGTCTAGATCACTTTCAGTTATTACAGGAATAGAATCACCTTTGGCAATAACTTGTCCATTATCAAGGTTTCCTCCATCCCATTCGTGGGTAGTATCATTAAATTCTACAGTCTTGGTAGTAAAAAAATTCTTATCAACTTGATCTATTGCATTAGGCGATACTACCGCAAAATACTCTTTTGAGACCTTATTAAATACTATTACGTGATTATTCATTATTATATATTATTTTTAAATTATTCTCCCGTTGTTTATTACATTCCAAGTGCTAGAATTTACGACGCTATACAGTGTTGTGGCATAGTGGAATGCGTACGTCGTACCATTACTAATATCGTGCGTTCTATATCCCCAAACTACTGATACTGTATCGCCAGCAGATAAGTTTGGGAATATGCTCATTGCATAATTTTTAACAGTAGCGTTTGGCTTTACATTACTCGATGAGTTATAGGCATGGGTAAGAAAATAAGACCGAGATTTTTGAACTGCATTAACGTGATATAATTTTCCAGTCGAAACTCCAGCTACCTTGTAATCTACATATTCCTTAGTAGCAATTGTTTTATCGTTAGAGGAGTTAATTTGAGCAATTGTAGATTTCGGAAGATCGGCACCGCCATCTTTGTGGATTCTAAATTTTGTCGTATTATTAGTGATAAATTGCATAGTATCACTATTATGATAATAAATAATACGACCAATATCGTGATCAGTTTTATCACCAAATTGGATTTGGCAAAATTTATTTACATCAGCATTACCAAGCCTTAAGAATGGTGATTCTTTTCCAGCAGTATCTTTACTACAGCCTACTATGAACTTTTCTGAACCATTCGATCTTGCAGAAATAATTGTAGAAGCAGTGCCAATACGATTGACATATAACGGCGTGCCATTATTTCTTGTAATACCTACTACACCATCTTGTCGCATCACTGTACCAACACCATCACCGCTTGAATTATCCCATGGGCTTGTATCAGTCTTTCCAATAATCACGTTTCCGGCGGAATCGATTTTCAGACGTTCGGCTCTGGAAGCGGTTTGGAAAGATATAATATCATTCGCGTACACGTCTAAGGTGTCGATCGTACCAGCACGACTACCAATAAGGCTTACATTTGACGACAACTTAATACCAGTAGTAAAATTTTTATACCCGCTAATTGATTCATTTCCGGATGTATTAACAAATCCGCTATGTGTATGATCTTTAGCCGCATATTGAGTATCGTGATTGTGGTTTACATCTGCCTTTGAATTAGCGAGATTTGTAATTCCATCATCAACGTATGATTTTGTTGTAGCATGGTTGGCCGATGTTGGAGTTGAAACCGAAACCTTTGTATTAATTTTAGCAAACGCTGATGCGTGATTTCCATCGAGCAAATCAGCATCTAATCCAGAATTATGTCCGTCATTTCCTTCATGCCATATTTTATGCTCAGTAGTACCGTTATTTGGTGTAAGAACAAAGTTATTATTACCAGGAACATCTATTACAACTTTATCAATAACTGATCCGCCCGCGTCATTTGTTACACCAATAACAAGGTCTGATTGTTCACTAGTAGTATTGCCAATACCGTGAGCATGGTATTGAATATAACCAAAATCAGAAGCATGATTAATATTAGTTCCATCTTTTTCAGATTGGAAAAAGATTCCACTTACACCCTTACTACTACCTTTAAGCAATAAATTGGTTCCATCTTTTACATAAGTAGAGTCGTCTCTTATATTTGCTCCAGGATCCACCGTTCCATTAATAGTAAGAGCAGCCTTTATTGATTGGTTTGTCGAACTAGTTTTTGCTAGATAATTATCATCAGGATATATCTTTGCAATCTCAGATGCAACATATTCTTTTGTAGTTAAGGCTTTATTATTAGAATTAATAAGTGCTTTAGTTTGATTAGGAGCAATTACTTTGCCATTAACTTCTACTCCTCCGGTATAATCTTTTGCATAATTAATAATTAACCTATCACTAGTTCCATGAACAAGTGCTCTACCACTGTGGGTATTACCAGATCCAGCTCTGGTAGAATTAAATATTTTAAAGTCTGTACCGTTTAAAGTAATACTAGAACCAACCGTTAAACTGTTACCGATAGTAGCAGAATTATTAACTGTTAAAATAGCCGGAATGCTAACACCTGCAGATGTCCATGCGGGCGCTCCAGTAGTGAGATCATCTTTACCAATTTTTGTACTAAGCTTTCGATATCGGTCATCGTGTCTATGACCATCTAAAGAAAATTCTGATGCTTCTTTTCCATCGAGCAAATCAGCATCTAATCCAGAATTGGGTCCAACGTTATTTGCGTGCCATAATTTATTCCATTCTCGATCACCTTTGTCACGTGTACTTCTAAAATAAACTTCTTGATCATAATACGATGCAGCAAACTGTAAAGCATGATAATTATTAGTATTCGAATGTGTAGTTGTAAGTAAATGGTACCAACCTCTATCTTCTGGCCAGCCTTCAGCAATTGATGCACTCGCGGTTTGATAAAAACCGCTATCCATACGGGTAGTAATATCATCTCTAGTAGTTATTTTTGGAAATGTATTTTTATCTACGTATCCTTTAGTAACCAAATGGTTTGTATTTGTTCCTTCTGCGTGAAGAGTAACTTTTTTCGCCTTTGAGTCAATTGTAAGAGCAGTTACGTTATTATCTTGTGATCTAAATGTGTGTTTATCTGCATCGTAATAAGCATAACCTGGGTGATTAGTATTATTAATACCGTATAATTCAATATCAGCACCACTTTTATTTTCTTTACCACCTAGAAGAATTAATCTACTAGCATCACTATTATTTCTTACTATACCTGTATTTGTAATAAGACCTCCAGTGGCTTGAATATCTCCAGTATTACCATGAACAATTGCTACTGTGTTTAAACCTTCTTTAAAATATATATTTTGAGATGCACCGTCAGACACCCCTAAGAAAAGGTGATTACCTTTTTGTAAGATCTCATTTGAATCAATCGCAATACCATTGGTAGAAGAACCAACTAATAACGCTGGATTAGTAAAATTAGTACCAGCAATTGTTGAGGATCCAGCACCGGTAATGTGTAATGGATTAGAAACTGTTGATTTAGAGCTACTAACTTGAAACTTTGTAGATGTTCCACTTCCAGGAGAAAAGTCAATATTTCCTCCAGCGTTATTAATCAAAAGAGCTCCATTTGCTCCAGTCTTACGTGTAATAGTAGATGAACCACTTACACTCGCTAATAAAGATAATGAAACATTTCCATTTGGAATTGAGTTTGATCCAAGTGTAAAAGTTTGACCATTCGCTGTTAGTTTACCAGAAACTATAACGTCTCCATTTGCATTCCATTGAGGACCAATATTTTCAATCTTTTCACTTGTTATTGAATCATCACGAATCTCAAATGTGCCAACAGAATTGTCAGACATATGTCTCAAAGCAATTGCATTATCTTGAATTTTATCGCCAGCAATAGGGTTGAGAGAAACATCAGCTGCATCGACATACTCTTTTGTTACGACTGCTCTATTACCTCCAGCATTTATTGCTGCATCATCTTGATCTGGAACCGTTACTATTCCTCTAATGTTTACACCTCCAGTATAATCATTAGCGTAATTAATAGTCAATCTATCTCCCACGTTATGAACAAGTGCTCTTCCAGAATGAACATTTGTTCCAGCACGAGTATCATTATATAGCCTAAAATCCGTACCTTTTGAAATAATATTTTCATTGACAAAAATATCACTATTAACATTTAAGTCAACTGGAATATTAACTTGTGTATTATCCCAATCTGGAGCTCCGCTCGATAATTTATTAGGAGTCAGAGTACCGTCTTTAATCTTCGCTTCTGTAATAGTTACATCAGCAATCTTATCATTTGATATTGCTCCATTTGAGATCTTTGTTCTTGTTACAGCATTGTTACTAATTTTATCATTAGTAATAGCATTAACACTAATAAGATTTGCAGTAATACCAGAATCTTTAATATTTAAACGCTTGTTTAAATCTGTGTCGTTAATTCTAAAGTGTGCAGTATTTACTTGACTTGTTCCGATCTTATCGCTATAATCAATTGTGTCAAATTGCTCTTCTATCTTCTTAAATGTATTAAGTTCAGGTTTAACACCATCTAATAAATTTGTAAAATCTGTAGCTACGTTTGCAAGAGTTGCAAAATCTGCTAATACTCCGCTATTATCATCACCAATATAACCTTTAATTTGAGTATCGTATAACGCTTCTCTATAGTCAATATGCTCATCTACAGATTTTGCAGTAGCGAGTTTAGCATCAGTAAGATTATTAGCAAGGGTTTGAGTAGAAGTAATATATCCAGCTGGATCGATGTGGCTAAATGCTACATCATTATTTTGAATAGCATACTTATCAATAGTTATACTTTGAACATTATTATCTTCTTGCGTATACTCTAATGTAAAAGAGCTATTATTACTTAAGACTGTTGCTCCGTCTGTGACAGCAAGGCTCGTTACTTTTTCATATCCTTGTCCGCTTTGAAATAGTTGATCAAGGTTAATCTTATATGTCTGATATGCTCCAACGGTGCCATCGATTATCGGGAAAAACTCTTCCCCATTAATATCTGCCTGAAGTCTCTCGTCTAACGCTGAAATTTTAGTACTCATTAATTCTATTTATATAGTTTTTAGTTACTTACCACTACTACTGCATCTGTTTCGTGTGTTTTATCGATAATTGGGCTATCGTATTGACCAACGATAGTATATATTGTTCCATCTCTAAATAATATATCAGCTTCAGGAATAGACGGAAGAGATAAATCTGGTGATACACTTGTATTTATAGCACCTCTCCATCCAACTAATACACTATTTCCTCCATTTAATGTACCAACAATTAATCCTTCAATTGTAATATTGTCGCCATTATTATCGACAACATCTTGATAAACAACGTTTCCATGAACTAATTGCGGACCAGTATATGATTCAATATTAAGTTGAATTGGTGCTGATATATCATTATCGTTTGTTGGATTATTCCACCATGAAGAGAATAGATCGTCAATACGTAAACCTTCGTCAATACCATCAATGAATGGAGAAGAATCTCTTTCAAGAAATATTCCTTCGTCATCTTCAGTAAAGAGCTGATTACGCTTTTCAATGATTGCGCCAACATTCATAAAGATATCACTATTATCAAGTGCCTCTTTAATTGTTGTATTAAGATACGAACTAATATCATTAACTTCTTTGAACTTTAAATTTTGCTCATAATCTCTCTTAGTAAATTCTTTTTGTGGGACCAATGAAGGTATAACATACTTGAATGTAGTAAGAACTGCTCGCATAAACATCTCTGAATTAATATCAATGCTTGAACGATCTTGTTGTAAATACGCCGCAGACTGTGCTTCAGTGCCATAAACATCTATGACTTCAGTTTTTGTCTTAATAGGTTCTGCCGCGATTGTTGCTGTTGTGGGTGGGCTATTTTCAGTGTAAATATCTCCATCTTCAAATCCGCTACTAGTACCAACTAATTTAATTATTCCAGTAAATTCGTTACCATCTGGTCCGATATTTGTTATAACACCTTGACGAGGTGGAGAACCAACATCTTGATAGACCACGTCACCAATTTTTAACTCGGGACCATTGAGAGATAGTACTCTAATTTCAAAATCTTCTGCAGGATTTCCATCAGAATAGCTATATGTGTATTTCGATGCTAAATTATTTCCAGGAACAGAACGTGCAAGTTTTGTCCATAGGCCAGCTTCAAAGATAAATTCGCGAACTCTAATATCTCCTTGTAACCAACCTGGTTGGAATATAGGCATATGATAACCACCTGCAGTAGTCGGTGCAGTAAGAGATTCAAGCCATCTCATATCTTCTAATGGCTGAGTAGTTCTAAATGGAGAAAGAAATTTATCTTCTACTTTAAGTATACTTTCATTTTTTCTTGTTTCTGAATCAAATAATACATACTTTGGACCAAACCAGTGGTTGTCTCTTATAACAAGAAGAATAACACTCGCAAAGAATTTGAGACCAGCCGGATGAACTAAATTTAAGAACAGCTGTTCCCAACTATCTACACGAATTCCACTTCGAATATTATATGAGAACTTTTGCCAAAACACACTATCTTGAAT